CAGATTCAAGTAAGGATATTAAATGAGTGTATTAGCCACGTTGATTAAGCCCAAGGTATTGTTTGACATTGATGACAAGAAACACATCATGCAGTATCGTGATTTCCTACAGCATCACAAATGGGGAATTGATGGTTGCCCTTTCGTATTGGAGTTTCCGTATCTGACAATTCCTGACATGATTAAAGATAAGATGATACATAAACTGTTAAAGGTTGAAAAGTGAAAGTAGTTATTAATAAAAAGCATGGTGGGTTTGGTCTCTCAAGAGAAGCCTACATTCGCTACGGTGAGATCAAAGGTATGCGTATTTGGATCGAGGAAGATACCAAGTTTAAATCTCTTGGTCTCTTCACTGCATGGAAACTTGCTCCTGAAGATCGGATTGAATCCAAAGAAGGTGATGCTTTTTATAGTATGAATATGGAAGATCGTCAGGCATACAACAAACAATATTCTGAGCAGACTATGTACTGCCGTAATATTGAACGCAATGATCCTGCTTTGGTTCAAACTGTTGAAGAGTTAGGTAAGCGAGCCAATGGATCTCATGCTGATCTTAAAGTAGTTGAGATTCCTGATGGTGTTGAATTTCAAATCGAAGAGTATGATGGTTTAGAATGGGTGGCTGAAGTACATAAAACTTGGAGTTGATATGAGAAAAGAACTTGATGAAGCACTCTGTGCAAAGTATCCGCTGATCTTTCGAGATCGTAATGCACCCATGGCCGAAACTGCCATGTGCTGGGGTTTTGAATGTGGTGATGGTTGGTATAACATCATTGATGTTCTTTGCACTAAAATGTATAGCGATTATCTTTCAGCCAAGAGTCGATACGATTTTATCAAAGATAAAGTTGGTGAGAAGATGTGGGGTGGATCTGGTGACATTATTACACAGGGTGAAATTGATCTCCGCAAAGAACGTATGGATGAAGAAGCCAGCAAAGTTCCAGTTGCCTCTCAAGTCAAAGAAAAGTTTGGTGGTCTCAGGTTCTATGTTCAGGGTGCAACAACCAAGCATTATGATTACATTAGTTTTGCAGAAAGCATGAGTTATCGTACCTGTGAAGTTTGTGGTTCTCCTGGATATTATTACACTGATGGATGGCATACAGTTCTTTGTGACAAACATGCTGAAGAACAAGGTCGCGAGAAAAAGGTAAGAGAGGAAGAATATAATGACTGATAAAGTATGGGTTCTTGTTGAAACTATTGGCACATATCGTATGCGTTACATGGTTGAAGCACCAGCTGATCATCCAGAGTATGCACTAGATACAGTTACCTTACAAGAAGCAAAAGAGTTTTCTCAGAAATGGCTTGGTGAAACAATCGTATCAGATAGAGTTGTTACCGTAGAAGAAGCACTTGCTCTTTCTGATGTAGATAATGACTATTGTAAAAACTGGTCTGACGAAACGAAAATCAAATCCTTCTTCACTAAAGAAGAAGATCTTAAGGATTATTAATGTTTATTTTTGACGTAGAAACATTGGGAGTTGAATCTAACGCTGTGGTTTTATCTGCAGCGTTAATTCATTTTGACGTAGAGAAGCGTCCAACATATCAAGATCTACTTGACAACGCATGCTTTGTTAAGATTAATGCTAAAGATCAGGTCAAGCGACTTGGTCGTTCAGTCGATTTGGGAACGCTAGAATGGTGGAACAATCAGCATGAATATGTAAAGAGTGTTTCGTTTGACGAAAACTCAATTGATGTTCTGGCAGAAGATGCAGTAATGCAACTACATAGTTACATGAATAAGTTTCCAAATGCAAACAAACAAACCATGTGGGCAAGAGGTTCCCTTGATCAGATGGTGATTGATAGTCTGGCAAAGAAACTTGACATGCAACCTATTACAGACTATAATATGTGGAGGGATGTGAGAACAGCAGTTGACATTCTCTATGGAACTTCCAATGGTTATGTTGAAGTCGAGCATCCCTTATTCAATCGTGCTGCAGTTATTAAGCATCACCCTGTTCATGACTGCGCACTTGACGCAATGCAATTAATGTACGGAAAACAAGTCTAATGCAATTTTATACAAACGTATTTCCTTTGGGCGACCGCATGTGTGTCCGAGGTTACGATAATGGAAAACAGTTCAGTCGTAAGGTAGATTTCTTCCCAACCCTTTATGTTCCATCCAAGAAAGTTGACAGCCCATGGCGTACCCTCGATGGGCTAGTTGTCGATGAGGTAAAACCTGGAACGATCAAAGAGACTCGTGAGTTCGTAAAGCGATATGAAGACGTGCAGGGTTTTGACGTCTTTGGTAACACCAACTATGTTTGTCAATACATCAGTGACACTTATGAGAGTGACATTCGCTTTGACATGGAACAGATCAAAGTGTTTACCATTGACATTGAGACTGCCACTGAGAATGGTTTTCCTGATATCAAACTTGCCAATGAAGAGGTTCTTCTCATCACACTGAAGGACTTTCAATCTAAACGTATCATTACTTTTGGTACACGTCCATTCGTTCACAATCGCGATGATGTAATCTACATTACTTGTAAAGATGAACAGCAACTCTTAAAAGAATTCATGGTGTTCTGGCAGAACAACTATCCAGATGTTATTACTGGTTGGAATACCTGCTTCTTTGACCTTCCCTATCTTATCCGTCGCATCGATCGCGAACTTGGCGAGAACATTAGCAAGAAACTTTCGCCATGGGGTTATCTGAATGAGCGCAAGACTTTCATTAAAGGTAACGAAGAGATTCACTACGACATCCATGGTATTTCCCAGCTAGACTATCTTGACTTGTATAAGAAGTTTACGTATACCAAACAAGAATCATATCGTTTGGATTATATTGCTGGTGAAGAACTTGGTGACGCAAAGAAGCTGAATCCTGGAGATGATTTCAAAGATTTCTATACCAACCACTGGCAACAGTTCGTTGAGTACAACATCCATGACGTAGAGTTGGTTGACAAACTTGAAGACAAGATGCGTCTTATTGAATTGTGTTTGACCATGGCATACAATGCCAAGATCAACTACGAAGATGTATTCTCTCAGGTACGTATGTGGGATGCCATTATCTACAATCACCTGCGTAAAAAGATGATTGCCATTCCAGCAAAGAGTGGTTCAGGTAAAGATGCTCAGTTCGAAGGTGCGTATGTTAAAGATCCTATCATTGGCTTGCACAAGTGGGTTGCTTCCTTTGACTTGAACAGTCTGTATCCTCATTTGATCATGCAGTACAATATCAGTCCCGAGACTTTGACTGAAGATAAGATTCCTTGCACTGTTGACAAACTGCTCAACAAACAGGTTGATACATCTCACTGTCATCGCAGAGATCTTTCCATGACTGCAAATGGTTGGTGTTATCGCAAAGACGTCAAAGGGTTCATGCCTGAGTTGATGGAAAAGATGTATACTGACCGAAGCAAGTTCAAGAAACAGATGTTGAAAGTTCAACAGCAGTATGAGCATGACAAAAAGAATAACGATCTTCGAAAAGAGATTTCTCGCCTGAACAATCTGCAGATGGCCATGAAGATTGCACTAAACTCAGCTTATGGTGCCATGGGTAATCAGTACTTCCGATACTTCGATCTGCGTATGGCTGAGGGTATTACAACTTCAGGTCAGCTATCGATTCGTTGGATGGCCAACAAGTTAAATGCCTTCATGAATAAAACTCTTAAGACTGAAGGTAAAGATTTCGTTATTGCGATCGACACAGATTCAATCTATCTTTCTCTTGAAGATTTAGTTGAACGTACCTGCGAAGGTAAAGACACTAATCAAAAGATCAAGTACATGGACAAGATCTGTGAAGATATCTTTCAGCCATTCATTGATAAAGGGTATCAAGAGTTGGCTGATTACATGAATGCATTCTCTCAGAAGATGCAGATGAAGCGTGAGGTTCTTGCGGATAAAGGTATCTGGACTGCCAAGAAACGCTACGTTCTCAACGTGCATAACTCTGAAGGCGTGCAGTTCGCAAAGCCCAAGATTAAAGTCATGGGTCTTGAGATGGTTAAGTCTTCAACGCCAGCTGTCATTCGTGAGAAGTTAAAAGATTCTCTGAATGTTATTTTGGATGGCGATCAAAGTAAACTACATAGTTATATCATTAACTTCCGTGAAGAGTTTAACAAGTTGCCAGTTGAAGAGATTGCTTTCCCTCGTGGCGTGAATGGTATGCGACAATATGCAGGTAGTCCAATCTACGCAAAAGGCACACCAATCCACGTCCGAGGCTCTTTATTGTTTAACCACTATGTGAAACGCATGGGTCTTGAAAAGAAGGTTCAGGCAATTCGTGATGGCGATAAGATTCGTTTTGTGTATGTTCAGAAACCCAATCCCTTCAACGAAGACGTGATTGCGTTTCCCCAAGAACTGCCAAAAGAATTTGGATTGCACCAGTTTATTGATTATGAAAAACAGTTTCAAAAGACATTCCTTGATGCCGTTCAAACTGTCATTGAGCCATTGGGTTGGCATGTTGAAGAGAAAGCATCATTGGAGGATTTCTTTGGATGAA